AAGATGGCATGGAAGAATCTGCCGAAGAACCAGAATATCCAGAGTATCAAGAGGATTTGGCTAGTATTCTTAAAACAGCCGGAGTTCCTGCCAAAGAGCGTCCAGCACCTGACTATGAAACAGCCATGGACGAAGACGCCAATCCGGGTATCACACCAGCCGACATAGATGGTGTGCCAGCGGAAGTAGATGAGGCCGAAAATCTCAGTCCATTCACCGAAGGCCAGTGCAACATGACCGAAGCAGGAACCATGTGCGAAGTGCATGGCAAGGCCGAGTGCGGCAGGGAAGAAGCCACTGCCTTGCAAGGCCAGTATGGACATTCAGGCCGCATGCGTCCAGTGGACAAGGATTCTAGTTTCCTAGATCGCCTCAAAGAACTTAGTGGCATGATAAAAAACTAGAAATAGAACAACCGCGTCATAAATACTCTTGACGCTACTCAAACCAGCGTGTATACTTAACAAGTGTATGCGCTTTTTTGTCAGCATCACAGGCAACGTAACATCTAAACATTTAGATAGGCAACACCGAGTAAACTTTAGAAAGGCAACTCAACTATGGCATCATTAGCAGAAATTCGTGCAAGACTAGCCGCCAGCGAATCAAAACAAGGCGGAAACTCCACAGGCGGTGACAACTCAATTTACCCACATTGGAACATGGAAGAAGGCCAAAGTGCCACACTCCGTTTCTTGCCTGATGGTAATTCAAAGAACACATTCTTTTGGCAAGAACGGGCCATGATCCGCTTGCCATTCAATGGCATCAAAGGCGAAGCAGATTCTAAACAAGTCTACGTCCAAGTGCCATGCATGGAGATGTGGCAAGAGACCTGCCCAGTGCTGACGGAAGTACGCACCTGGTTCAAAGACAAGGCCTTGGAAGACATGGGTCGCAAGTATTGGAAAAAACGCAGTTATATTTTCCAAGGTTTTGTGCGTGAGAATCCCTTGGCCGACGACAAGACTCCAGAGAACCCAATCCGTAGATTCATCATTGGTCCTCAGATCTTTACCATCATCAAAGGTGCACTCATGGATCCAGAACTGGAAGAATTGCCAACAGACTTGTTGCGTGGCTTGGACTTCCGCATCACCAAGACCAGCAAAGGTGGTTTCGCTGACTACAACAGTAGCAAATGGGCCCGCAAAGAATCGGCACTGTTAGAAGCCGAACAAGCCGCCATTGAAAAACACGGCCTGTTTGATTTGAGCACATTCTTGCCCAAGAAGCCAAGCGAAGCAGAAGTCAAGGTCATCAAGGAAATGTTTGAAGCAAGTGTGGATGGCCAGACCTATGATACCGAACGTTGGGGCCAGTATTTCCGCCCAGCAGGTGTCAATGCTCCGGCTGGTGGATCCGGTACCACACACACTGACGAAGATGCTCCAGCACCTGCGGCCCGACCTGCTCCAGCGGCGGCCAGCAGTTTTAACGACGAAGATGACGCACCAGCAGTGGTGTCGGCTCCGGTAGAAGCCAAACCTTCGACTCAAAAAGCCGAAGACATCTTGGCCATGATCAGGGCACGTCAAAAAGCCTGATTGATGCTGTCGCATTTAGATTGCATTATTTTTCCAGACCGCTGTGAGGTAATAGAAGTCATACCGTCACAGCGGTATGTGTATCCCATGTTCAAAAATGGTCGTTCAACTTTACATGATCATGCTGAGATTCACAAATGCCGTATTTTGATCAATGAGCAAATAAAAAAATTAAACTCTATTGACATTATTTTGCGAGACCCGCACGAACGATTGATATCAGGAATTAATACTTTTGTTCAAATGACTGCAAGCGAACATCCCGAACTTGATAGTAAAACAATATTGTGGTTCGCTCAAAATTATCTTTTTTTAAATCGTCATTATGCACCGCAATTTTTGTGGTTAGTAAACCTAGCAAGATATTTAGGTTCAGATACCAAGTTAAATTTTTTAGGTATGGATCAATTAGTTAATATAACGAATATTCACAGTAAACCTACTCGTGTAATGCCGGCAACTGATCAATTAATTAACCAACTAATCAATATACCAAATAACGAAATGTATCAGAGGATTGATCAAATTTTAGTAGGATGCATAGGTCAGTCTATTAATTTTAATCAATTGGTTCACCATATTCAAACGCAAGATGCAACAGCATATGAGCAGGTAGTTATACGTAGTCAACGGATATTAAAGCCAATTCATGCATTGTCCTAGACTTGATCATTTTGTAAGATTTAACTCCAACGGCACCGTGAGCCGTTGTGGACACATGGTCAATGCTCCACAGTTTGATACCTTGGCTGATATGGAATCTAGTATGTGGCTGGGCAAGACTCGAGAAAAAATGTCTGCTGACGTTTGGCCTGCTGAATGTGTGAGATGTCAAGAAACCGAACCCAACAGCATACGTCAGTATGCTATTGACCTAGATAAGCAAACTAATCAATTAGATTACCTGCAGGTAGGTGGAGTACTAGACAATGTGTGTAACGCGGCCTGCTTGAGTTGCAATGAAACCTTGAGCACCCGTATAGGCAGTCTCAATGGAAGAGTATTTCCTGTGTACAACAATCTTGATCGATTTTGGTCTCTGCCACAGGATAGAATTGTACACTTGGACATCAATGGCGGTGAGCCTAGTTTCAGTAAAAACTACAAAAAGATATTATCTAACCTTCCGCCCAATCTTAAAACACTGCGTCTCAATACCAATTGTAGCGCAGTTCTTGAACAACTGACAGACATAGCTCAGCGTGGCATTGAGGTTACGGTCACAGTCAGTTGTGATGGCATAGGTTCTGTACATGAACTCACACGTTGGCCTATATCGTGGCAGACATTCTATGACAATCTCATGAAGTATAAAACCATGCCAGTTCGATTGAATCTATGGACCACGATCAGTGTATTGAACATGGATGACCTTGCCAACATACAGACATTTGCTCAAGAGCACGGAATTGATCACAGTTGGGCGTATCTCAAACACCCAGCAGAATTAAGTGTGGATAATCCAGACTCTGCCGCTAGAGATTCATACATACTCAAACAGAAACTATTAAGAGATATAAAATGAAATGTTACAAAAAATTACATTGTGATAACATGAGTAAAATCAGTGATGGTATTTACAATTTTCTTTCTGTAAATACGACTATTTTAAAGGATTGCCAGCCGGGCTGGCATTTTGTAGACCTTAAAAAATTATTATCAACAGTGCCAGAATTACAAGAATACTTTCACAGCTTGAAACTAATACCAAGACACTCGGCGGTAACTATAGTCTTAGACAATAAAAGTTTGCCCGTTCACAGTGATGAACCGCCGGTGATAGCCAAGATCAATATGCCAGTTTTGAATACCAAAGGGTGGAGTAACCGTTGGTTTGATGGCGATCAACTGATAGATGAACTAGTGGATCAAGCTCAACCCATTGTTTTTAATTCCCAAATACCACATAGTGTGGTTCAATCTGGTGAAGTTGAGATTCCCAGGATCGTGGCCAGTTTTACATTTCACAATGAACCGGTGGAGTTATTAAAATGAAAATAGCAATTACCGGACACACAGCCGGAATAGGCCAGGCATTGGCTAAAGAATATTGTCTTGATGGGCACGAAATTGTCGGATTAAGTAAGCGTGAAGGAAACAATATTCGCAACACGCCTAAGATTTGTGATCAAATTGAACCTTGTGATGTATTTGTTAACAACGCACAGGCTGGGTACGCACAAACAGAATTATTGTTTGAAATGGCGCGGCGTTGGGCAGGAACAAAAAAACATATCATTGTGATCAGCACCATGATGACACAGGATCCTGTGTCGGTTCTTTCAGGGTTAGACATGGATCACTATCGTTTGCAAAAAGTTGCGTTAGAAAAAGCAGCCAGTCAAATACGCAATCGTCGACTTGGCGTAAAAATTACCATAGTTCGCCCTGGCAATATTGCTACAAGCCCGGACAAAACAGTTCCGCCCGCTGCTGATGTTAACAACTGGGCAAGAACATTGTTAGACTTACTTGATATGGCTAAAAATAATAATTTATCGATCCCGGATATATCATTAGGACCTATACACAAATGACTCCCAAGGACATTCTAACAAACAAACATTTTTGTCCAATGCCGTGGACAGGGTTAATGTATAACTTTGACGGCAATGTTAAGAATTGTATTCGCAGTGATGAAAAAGCCGGCCTACTGGGCAATATCAAAGACACACCCATTGAAGAAATATTGTTGGGGCCGACGAATTTAACCAAACAAACCAACATAACCGATAACAAACCGGCTGCCGGTTGCCATACTTGCTATGATTTAGAGCACGGTAAACAAGGATTTGACATTATCAGTGATAGAATTTTCTACATACGAGAATTTAAAAAAACATCACTAGACACTTACCAAGTTAACAATTTTGATTTACAAACCATTGATGTGAGATGGACCAATTTGTGTAATTTTGCCTGCGTATATTGCGGACCTAAATTTAGTAGCAAGTGGGCCAACGAATTAAATGTTCGGATCGATACACCATCTGACCAAAAACTGGCTGACTTCAGAGAATACATTTATCGTCATGCTAAGAATCTCAAACATGTGTATCTAGCCGGCGGCGAGCCATTGTTGATGCGAGAGAATCTGGAATTGCTTCGAGAATTAAACCCCGAGGTTAATCTTAGGATCAACACCAATCTCAGCAAAGTTGATACTGGAGTGTTTGATGCTGTGTGCAGTTTTAAAAATGTTCACTGGACCGTGAGTGTGGAAACAATCAAAGATGAATTTGAATACATACGATTTGGAGGCCGTTGGCAGGACTTTTTGGACAACTTAAACACGATTAGAAAATTGGATCACAAGATAAGTTTCAACATGCTTTGGTTCTTACTAAATTATGATACAGTATTTGGGTGTGTGGATTACCTAAAAGAATTAGGATTCCACAACAACAGTTTCGTCATTGGAGCATTACTGAGTCCAGACTACCTAAATATTAGACATTTGCCTGAAAGTGTGTTAAACTCGTTAAAGACTAAATTGGAATCTAAGATCAACGAGCACCCTGGATACTTGCTTGAAGACAGTTATCGCAACATGCTACACTATATAGAACAACCAATTAAAAAGAACTTGACAACGTCATTTGAAAAATTAGCTGTGATGGATCAACGGCGTGGAGTAGACAGTAGCGAGATTTTTACAGAATTATACAAACTTAAAGAAGGAAAGTAATCATGGGCAAACCATTTGACGTATCAAAATTCCGCAAGGAAATCACAAAAAGCATCGACGGCCTCAGCATTGGCTTT